CCCGCAGGTTCAGTTCGATGTTCAAGCGTTCGGCGAACCCGTCCTGCGACATGCTGGTCCGGGCGATCATGTCCTCGGCGATGGCGATCAACACGGCATCGCGGGTTTCGTGTCGAGGATTCGACGTATGCATGGTGGCCCTCCTGGGCGACGATGGTTCGGCTCAGGGGCGATCAACTGGCCAGGCGCTCGGCGCTGGCCTCAGGTTCAGGGAAAACGTCCTCCAGGCTAAAGCTGGAGCCGCCGGCGTTTAGCGCCGCGACAATACGACGGCACAGGTTCAACTCAGGAGTCCGTCGACCGGTCTCGTAGTGGGTAATTGCTCCCTGAGTGAGACCAACGCTTTTCGCTAGTTCGGTTTGGGTCAGGCCCGCCTGCTTGCGGGCGGCTTTCAAGGCGCTCATGGCTGCCCTCCGCTGGTGATCTTTTTTAAAAATACATTTCGTATTTGAAAGAGGCAAGGATAAATACATGCCGTGCGTTGCGCGAAATAATACGGGCTGTAGCATTTCGTCCATGAACGACTGGATTAAAGCCGTACGCGGCGCCATGGCACAGCAGGGCATCACTCAAGACCAACTTGCGGAGCGCATTGGGAAGACGCAGGGCGCCGTCGGCCATTGGTTGAATGGACGGCGCGAGCCAGGCTTAGCGGATATCAATCAGATGCTGTCCGTGCTAGGGCTTCCGCCGCTCGGCATTCAGATGCCTCAGGAACGCCTGCAGAACGTAGAGATGTCCCTGCAACCATCGCGTGCGCCGCAGACTTACCCGCTGATCAGTTGGGTTGCTGCTGGCCAGCGCGCCGACTCCCCGGACAACTTCGTACCGGGCGTTGCCGAAGACTGGCTTCCATCCACCGAGAACGCCGGCCCCCATGGGTACTGGCTGCTGGTGAAAGGGCCGTCTATGACCTCGACCACATCCCCCAGTTTCCCGGACGGCACGCCAATCCTGATCAGACCTGAGGGCTTCGACCTGATTAGCGGAAAGTTCTATATCGCACGCCACCGGGATGGCGAAACCACCTTTAAGCAGTACATCTACGACGCTGGTCGTGAATACCTGGTCCCTCTTAACGCCAAGTTCGAGACCGTCGAGATGGATGGCGCTTGGGATATCATCGGGCGCGTAATCGACCAGAAGGCGCCGAGGGGCGTGCTCTAGACAACCAGGTTCGATTGTTTCCCAAGGCAAGGAGCACACATGAAAGTCAGGATACTGGCCGGTCTAGTCATCGCAACCTCATCGTGCCTGAGTCTGGCTGAGCCGACATATATCGCGAAGATGACCGGCCTGCCTGCCGTCTGCAAGCTTGAGAGCATGTATCAACAGACCGAGGTCGATGCTGCTGCAAAGAAGTATGGCGAAGGTAGCAAGCCTTGGTCTAAAGCTTTCCATGCCAGGCTGGATGCCGTGCGCATCTGCGTGGACGGGGCTAAGGAGAAAGGAAAGCTGCTCTACAGAGCGGAACTCGCCAGCAGACCTGAGCTAAAGCCACAACTTTCGGACATGTACACCGCGTGGCTCAACTATCTGGATCACCTTGGCGACCAGGACGACTCCACATTCGAGGCGGCTTATGATCAATCTGCGAATCGCTTAAAGGCCGAACTGGACGCTGGCTGATCAGCCCTGCCAATCAAAGGAGCCCAGCTTAAAGCTGGGCTTTTCTTTGCGCTCTTGCGGAAAAACTCTTCTCCAAATACTGTATATATGTACATATAAGGAGAGACGTATGGTCCGCAAAGCAGCATCATCTCGCACCCCCTCCCCCTATGAACTCCTCGCTCTGCGAATCCAGAAGCAACTGCTGACGCCACGTGCTCAGTTGGAGCGTCGAGCAGTTATCTCATGCAGGCCCGATGAGCCTGAGGAGGCCTGGCTGCAACTGCTGGACGAGCTGGCTCAGGAAGATTCGCTGACGATCACGCATCGCCCGGATGGATCCATCGAGCTAGCCTGGCCCCACCCTGCCACCGACTGGTAATCGCCCCTCCCTGGAAGAGCCCGCCTCGCGCGGGCTTTTTCATGCCTGAAGAAAAATAAAATACAAATCGTATTGACTGCCACAAATACGTTTTGTATTTTTGAATCACGCCAGCGCACACCGCTGGCCAGGCCACCGAGCCGCGCTCTTTCACAACCCGACAGCACAACACATCAACAACAGATCGCATTGCCTCTACCGGCGACCGGCGATCCGCGCTCAGGCAATGCGGGCCAGGGCAACGCAGGAAGAACCTGCGGCGGACGAGGACCAGACCGAACCGAGCGAATGACCCGGAAAGCAATGCGCCCCGCCACCCCGGCGGTAATGGGCAGGAACCTGGCTGTGCCGCGCGGCAATCGGCGCCGCAGTCAGGGGAATGACAGCAATGAGCACCACCCGCGGGTTGTAGAAGCCCAGTAGGCGAACGCGGGAGAAACACCGATTTCCTCGATGCCCTTCCCCCGAGGGGCATCACCAAAGCCTTCAGCCCGAAGGCTTTGGTGATCCGGAGGGAAAATCATGTCAAGACGACTTGTGTTCGGAGCCGGCATCAAGGACATCCGAACCCATCATGGATGCCCCTACTACGAGCGCTGGAAGGGGGTTCTCCGTCGTTGTTACAGCAAGTCCGGCGAGATACCGGCTTCCTACGACGGCTGCCGAATCGCCGATGAGTGGCTGACTTTCAGCAACTTCAAGCGGTGGATGGAAAGCCGGCCATGGAAGGGAAATCACCTCGATAAGGACATTCTGAGGCCCTGGGAAAAGCTCTACTGCCCGGAAACGTCGGTCTTCGTTCCGCAATACATCAACACCCTGATGAGCGAGAAGCCGCGAGGTGCAGCGAACCTTCCTGTCGGCGTGTCGAGATCGAAGCGCGGACGCCCATTCGTGGCGATGATCCGAAACCTTGGAACCGAAAAGACCTGCCTCGGAACCTTCAATACCGCAGAGGAAGCCCATAGAGCCTGGGCCACTGCAAAAGCTCAGGTCATCGAGTCAGCAGTTGATCTCTACCGAAAGACAGACCGATTCGATATGCGCATCTGCGACGCGCTGCTTACCCGCGCAAACCATCTCAGAACCCGATAGCGGCAAGGAGAAGCTGATGAACAGAAGAACTTTGAAACCCGTTGGCGAGGGTGTCCTGCTCGGCCTGGGACTGGCGGTCTTCATGATCGGCCTCGTGACCACCGCCCGCGTGATCTTCCAATTCGTCGGCGCACTGGCCGGCTGCCAACCGTGAAAGGAGAGGAAATGAAGCAGTTCGCGAAGCTCTTCGAGTTCGAAGAGCTGGGCCAGGTGCTCGTGATGCTTGATCGCGGGGATGACGGCCCAGAGGTGCGCCTCTACTTCAAGCCCGACGGGCTTGGCGTCTGTTCAGTGGCGTGCAGCAACTTCCCCGGCGACGAAGATGAGCAGTGGGAATACGCCGAAAAGGCGTTCGCCGTGGCGGACTCCGAAGGGGTTCACAAGCTCGTCGCCGAGGCAATGGAAGTCGTCCCGGATCGCCTGGGCTGACGCCGCAAAGTCACCGAACACCAGCCCTGGAGGGCACGGATATGCTGAACATCAATGAAGAAGACCTGAAAGCCGCCATCGTCGCGAAAGCCGCAGACGAGATCCTGAGCCATGACAGCGAACTCTCAGGGCTGATTGCCAGGGAAGTGAAATCGCGCATCGACAAGATCTTCGCCGAACGCGCAATGGCCCAGGTCGAGAAAGCAATCGACGAAACCGTGCATAACTGCTTCGAGCGCGATTACCAGCGCGTCACCGCTTGGGGGCAGCCGGAAGGTGAGCCGACCAGCATTCGCAAAGAGCTGGAGCGAACTGTAAGCGGCTATTGGTCTGCGAAGGTCGATCCACGCACCGGTAGAGCCGATGGCGGTTACAACTCTGTCACCCGCGCCGAATACCTGATGACGCAAATCTGCGCCGAAGACTTCTCGAAGCAGATGAAGGACAGCGCCGTGAACATCACCGGTCACCTGAAGGACGGCCTGCGCAATCAGATGGGCAAGGTGATGGATGACATCCTCTCTGAGCTCTTCAAGGTCAAGAGCCTGCAAGACCAAGGAAAGGTCGAGAAACCGTACTGACCGCTTACCTCGCGCCGCTTCCCTGAGGTGGCCGTCACCTCGAACGGAGTCACACCATGCTGATCTTGACCAGAAGACCCGGCGAAACCCTGCATATCGGCGACAACATCACCGTCACGGTCCTCGGCAGCCAAGGCGACCAGGTGCGCCTCGGCATCACCGCCCCGGACGACGTCGCCATCCACCGCTCCGAGATCTACCAGCAGATCGGCAACGTCCGGCCGGTGCCGCCGGCGGAGTTGGTCGAGGCCTGGAACCGAGAGCACCCGGCGCCAGCGATGATCGAATACCGGCCGTACCGCGGGGCCGAACCGCAGCGCACCCGCACCGTCGGCCGGGCCAGCGTGTCGCTTGGCGGGGCGGCGGTTATCTGGATCGAAGGCCAGTCGGCGCCGGTGGCGTTGCGGGCCTGCACCGCGATCTCCTGACTTCGGCGCCTGGCCCATTGCCGGGCGTTTAACCCACGGCGAGCGCCCGCCGGTCCAACGGCGCGTACAACGGAGGACCTCACCATGTAGCCCAGCCTCAATCGGCAGATCGCCAACATGCGGTCGAGCCTGTACCCAACCGCTTTCACATAAGGCGGTGCATGTAAGTGGAGACAGGGCGCTTGGCGGCGCCCTTCTCT